TTGTGTTCGCCATCTTTCTCTACTTTCTTTAAGTATAACTTTAACTTTTGTATATTGTTTTCTTTTACCTTGTACTTCTTCATAAATACCACCCATTTAAGTTATTCTCTCCTCGTGGGTACATATCACCGTTTGAATTAGAATTATACTCTGGGAAAGATGCCGTGTTAAAATTAATGTAGTCAACAAATCTTTGTGTATAGTGTTGTGCTATTTGCCGTTGCTTTTCTACTAAGAAATCTACTTCGTTTTTTTCTACTGTAGTAGCGTTCTCTGAATCGTGTTTATATACTCCTTTGTTAGCAATCGTATAAGCTGCAAAAGGTAAATATTCTACCATTGCCCAATGTATAAGCATAGGCTTTATATAGTCAATTAAAAGATTGTTATACGCACTTGGTATTGTATAGATTGAACTGATTGTTACCGCTCCATTTGTACCACCTGCTACCGTTGCGGTATTTCCAACTTTATAACCTGTTCCTGCCGTGTTTATTGTAGCGTTTGTAATTAAGCCTGCCGCAGCAGTAATATTTAATTTTAAACCCGTTCCCGTTGCGCTTGTTGTACTTCTGTCTGTTCCCGTTGTATAGCCTGTTCCTTGATTTGTTACAGTTATTGCCGTTGGGATTCCTGACGTAGCTAAAGTAATTTCATCTTTGATTCTATTCAACAAGTCTGTACCTAACATAGTTTGTACGTGTACATCCTGAGATATTTTGATAAACTGAATGAATTTATCTGTATCTACATTACCATTTACCGCAGTAAATTTAACTAAGTCTGTTCTTGATATTAAAAGTGCTTCCGCCATTATTTTCCGTAATTAGGGTGGTGTCCTCTGTTAGGCATATCTATAGGTGCTACTTTGCTTTGTGCATTACCTGTAGGTCGTGGGGTGTATGATTTAGGAATAGAGTTTACCTCTTCAGATGAACTCAAAGACTTATCCTCTACATATCCTTTACCATCTTTTTTAGTCTTTAGTTTATATAGAACCTCATTCCAATAGTGAGAACAATTAACTCCACCTTTGAATTTGAACAAGTCGTAAGGTTGCCCCTTATGTCCTAACTTATCATTTACTCCTGCTCTACTTGCTTTGTCAATGTCTTCTAAACGATATACTACTCCGTTTGCAGTTCGTGCCATCATTTTAACGCAGAATTCTCGTGAGTTAGATTTGTTATATCGCGCTGCGTATTCATATCGAACCTTGTAAACTGATTTGTCTAAGTTAGATTCTCTACTTGGCTCTGATTTAATTACAGATGCTAAACGTGCTAATACGCTTTTCTTTGGATTTAAAGCATTATTTACCCATTCCTCTGTACTTATGTTATCCGCCTTTACTTCACGCTCTGTAACGCGCTCCCATTCGTCTCCTAAGACTTCTCCTGCTAAGTCGTTTAATAGAACTTCTAACTCTTCATCCGTAGCTTCTGAACTTAAAGCAGCAGGTGTTAAATCAGAACCGCCTGATTCAGCAGGTAAACCAACTAAAGAACGAATCTCGTTAGGTGTCATAGATTCCAATACCTTATTTGCCACCAATGGAGAAAGTGAATTGATTCCTTCGATAACTTTATTAGATGTTTCGCTATTAGTTAAATCTCCATCTGAATCTAAAGGGTTTAATCCTACAAATTCTAAGTCTAAAGAAACACCATTAACTGCTAAAATCTTATCTATAGAATTTAATAACGTTTCTTGCTTTGGTCGAATAACCATATTCTCAAACAAGATAGCTGAATTTCTCAACTCATCCGCATTTGAACTAAAGCCATTTGTTGAAGCAATACCGAAAAGCAAAGGACTTGTAACGTTATGTGATAACATAATCTTACGCATACACTCATCACTCAACTGATTGTATAAATCGGGTGCATTGTCTACCGGTATAGAGTCTATTGTAGTTTTACTTTCAGCATTGTTATTAAATGCTACGATAACTCGTTGTCCATTTGCGCCTGTAAGTTTAGACATAACCTTAGAAGAAATAATATCTTGCTCCTCTGGGGTTGGTTGTCCATTATTGAAGTTTACTACCGTGCGTGAACTAAAAGAAGATTGCACCTCAGAAATTAAATAGCTTGAAATCTCTTCTTCTAATACTGCGTAAGGTATACCACCTTGATAATCTACATAGCTAAAGTATTTCATCCCTACCGAATAAGGCTGAATGAACATTATTTCTACTTGCTCATTACCAAATCCAAATGCAGGAATTCTCTTAGGTGCGTAGTTTCTTAAATCTTCCCAATTATCAGAATAGTAATAGGCTTCGATTTGTCCGTCTTTATTGCACTTCTCAGGTGCTAAAAGATGCACAGGTATATGATATGCCTTTAATACTTTGCTTCTATCTTTAGAGTAATGTACTTGAAACGCTGCTTGTCCCAACATCTCAAAATCTAATACTACTTTACGCATATCGTCTGCGTTAATCATAGCCATCATTTGAGCGTACTCATTAGGCTTTCTCGAAGCATCTACTGCGCTTAAACCTTTGCCATATACCAAACGGCTAATATTGTTTATAATAGCGTTATTGGTCGTAGAGTTTTTATATCTATCAATTAAGAACTGATAGTAAGAGTTGTTTTCTCCATACGTTACCCATTCATTCTTCTTTGATTCCTCAATGATTGGTGCTTCGTATTTTGCTAAATTTAATATGTGTAGATTACTCATAAATTATAAAGTCGTTTGTTGTGGTCGAACTTACATACTGACCATTGTTTACGCTAAATGACACCAAAGGCTGATTAGTACAAAATACCTTGTCTTTAAATACTATATCACTCCCGTTTTTTAATACCAACATATAGAAATGATTTTCAACTAAATCAAATATAGCTTCTATAGTGTGGTAATATTCACCTACCGTAGAATCGATTATAGTTACAACCTGCGTATCATTTGTTTGCTCGTCAGTTAACTCCAAAGTATCATAGCTTTCCTCTCGTGGAATGAAGCTAATAATTTGGCTTGTAGCTGATACATTTAATACTATCATACTATATTAACTTAAACACTTCGATATTGTTTTAAAAAAGAAAAGGGTAACCGAAGCTACCCTAATCCAACTATTATGAAAGAAAAACTATACTGTTACAATAGTGGCGTTAGAAAGAACCGTTCTAAGTCCTACCTCAGTTGAACAATTTAAGAAGTTTGCAGGGATATTCTCCATTCCTGTGAACGTCAAAGTGTACCCAGAAAAATCCCCAAGTGCCGTTCCGTTAGAGATAGTACCTGCAGTTACATCCATTCCTCTCTCTACACCTGCAAGAAAGAACTGATTGTTTCTGTTTCTTACCACGATGTGAGGTCTTCCGTAAGCAAGTAACTTAACCATTTTATGGGTAGCGACATCTTGCTTTTTCAAGTTAGCAACTAAAACCTGCTCTACAAAAGTAGTTCCGTTGTCTCTTGAAGAGTTTATCGTTTGCTCAAAAGAGTTAGTTCCTTTAAGTTCAAATTTATACACGTTTGTTACGTTGTTAATGTCATCAATAACATCCGTGTTGGTAACGTTATACGTTAAATCATTTGGGTAAGAATAGTCTCCGTAATTGATAATGTAGATAGCATCTAAACCACCTACCGCATCTTTACAAGGCTCTATTCTTCCGTTTGCAATATCACAGCTCATTTGTTAAAATTTTAACACTTTGTTAAAGTGTGGTTAATATTTTATAAAAAAAGGGTGGTAGATATTCCACCACCCTCGTTATTTTATTGGTTAAGATTAGTTAGCTGAGTTAGTTACACCGTAAGTAACACAATCTCCAGCAAACCCGTATTTAGCATCTGCAGTAAAACGCATAATTACTCGTACGTTTTGAGAACCATCAAGGTCTGCCATATCAATAACTTTAACTTCATTCAAGTCAGAAAGAAGACCCGTAGCGAAGTGTAGGTTAGAAGACTGAGTTAAAAGACCTCTGTTATCATCAAGACCATAAGCCAAGAAGATTGGAATACCATCGAATGAAAGTGAACCGTTAGTATACCACTGAGTACCTTGTGCGTTAACACCATTAGCACCCAAACCTGATGCACCGAATCCACCCAAAGCACGGATATAAGCACGTACTATGTTAGAAGAAAGATACAATTTCAAATCTGGTTGTCCGTACAAACGTGATGGACAAGCGTCTACGATTTTACCAAGTTCAGCGATAACGTCACCTGCATCTACTGTAGTACCTGCTACCTCTTGTGCGGATGGTAAAGCAGAATCAACTGCAAGTTGGCGCATAATACCTGAGAACTCACCTGCAGAAGCGTTGTTACCTTCCCAAATAACACCTTCCATATGAGAAGCAACTTTCTCAGCTACGTGAGCAATAAGGAAATCAGCGAAAGATTTAGGAAGAACATCGAATGCTCCATACCCCATCTCAGCCGCCTGCCAAGTTTGGTGAAAATCTTTTTTACAAAGTTGTAGGTTAACTTGGAACTCTTCAGGATTCAATACTCTTTCAGTAAGAGTTAAAGTTGAAGTAGCGTCAAAATCACAAGTAGCGTTCTTAACGATTCCGTCAGTAGCAACACGTTGGATAACTTGCTTGTACTTAACATTTGGGTGGATAGTTAAACCACCTTGCTCTAAAGTTGGTGCAGACAAAAGCGCTGCAGCAATGTACTTACCTGCGAACTCCCCAGCGTAAGTAGTTGTAATTGATGTTGTAGTAGCCATCTTTTTTTTAAATTATTAGTTAATTATTTATTTAATTTTTCAAGGATAGAATCCATTGTAGTTCTTGCTCTTTTAGAAGCAAATTTGAATCCTTCTGCTTTATTTACATTCTCAGGATTGAAAGTGATAGGTGATACTTCCTCTAATTCAACCTTATTCTCTTTAGTAGTTTCTTCAGTAGCAACTTCTGTAGTAGGCTCAACTTTTGAAAACATTTCTAACTTAGCTTTCAACTCTTCGTTTTCAATTTTAAGTGCTTCCATTTCTGAGAAGAACGTTTCTTTAACGATAGATTCAACCGTCTTTTTAATG